GCGGAAGCGACCGGCGCGATGGACGTCGCCGTAAAAGCGATCCGTGAGGGTTCGGATATGACGGCCACGCTGAACGCGGAGTACACCGCCGCAGGTATCCGCAAGCAGGCCATCGAGGCGCGCCAAGATGACGACGTTGACGCAACCGACAACACCCCCGCCCCCTCGGCTGAGTCTGCCGAGTCACCGGAGGACAACATTGAAAAACAAATGCTCGCTCTCATGGGCGCGGAGGTCTAAAAAATGGCAAACTTAACGATCACAAATAACGACTTGGGCTCGGTAGTCCACAAGTCCGGCGAGATGTCGGACGAGCTCCTAACTTTCGCCGGCGCCGGAACGTCCCTCGAGGGGACTATCCTAGCGCGGCAGGAAGTCGCCGAGGCCGTAGTCGCCGCAGCCGACGCCGGGAACACCGGGGACGGCACAGTGACGGCCGCTTCGGTAGTCACCGGACCAGTCGTCCCAATGGTTGGGGCTTATGTCCTCGAGTGTACCGAAGCCGTTACCCACGGCGGCGTTTTCAAGCTGGAGGATCCAAACGGCGCACTTGTGGCCGCTGGCGTTGCGATGACAGCGGGCGACGGCGTCGCTACTGTTCTGGTCGTCGGGGGACTCACTTTTACGGTCACCGACGGCGCGACAGATTTCATTGTGGGCGATAAGTTCACGCTGACGGTCGCCACCGGATCCGGCAAGCTCGTGCCGTTCGCTACCGACGGAGTCGGCGGCGCGCAGCTCCCTAAAGCGATCCTCACCTACGGCGTGACAGCCACCGGAGCAGGCGACGAGAAGATCCGCGCCATGGTGTCCGGTACGGTACGCCGCGAGCGGCTCGTGATCGCAGCAGATGGGGACGCCTCGAACGTCACCTCGGCGATTCTCGACCAGCTCCGTGACTACGGTATCGACAGCGTGTCGGTGACCGAATTAAACGACCTCGACAACCAGTAAACCGGAGCATAAATATGAGCAGTGAAGTAACCAAACGAATGATCGCGGAATACGTTGAGGACGCGCCCAAACCCGCAGCCCTGACGTCTCTCTTTCAGAGTCCCCCCGAGAATTTCCACAGCAGCGAGGAAGTCGAGATCGACGTCACCCGCGGCGGTGAGGATGTCGCAATCGTGGTCCAGGACCTCAGCGTGGGCAGCCGCAGCAATAGCGCGGACCTGTACACGAACAAATCATTCCGCCCCCCGATTTACTCGGAGAGCTTCGCGGTTAACTCGTTCGACCTAATCAAGCGCATGTCCGGGAGCGATCCGTTTATGGACGCTAATTTCCAGCTGAACGCCTCGAAGCGTTTTATGGACGGAATGCGCAAGGTCAACAACAAAATTATCCGCGCCATCGAGCTACAGGCGAGCCAGGTGTTGACCACCGGCAAGCTAACGCTTGGTGATAGCGCCGGGGTGGAGCTGTATGCTTTGGACTACAAGCCGAAGGCGACGCACTTCCCGACCGCATCGACCGCGTGGAACGCGTCGGGCGCGACGATTCTGTCAGACATTAACGGATTGTGCAACGTGATCCGCAACGACGGAAAAAAGGTCGCCACCGATATGATCCTCGGTGAAGGCAGCTTCGAGGCTATGGTGCAGGACGACGACGTCAAGGCCCGCCTAGACAACCGTCGGATTGAGATGGGCTCGATCGGCATGATCGAGAAGGTCGCCAGCGGTTTGAATTATCGCGGCGTCATCGAAGTTGGCAACTACAGCCTCCGCGTGTGGTCGTACCCCGGCGTGTACACCCACCCGCAGACCGGCGCCTCGACTCAGTACGTCGACGACGGAAAGGCCATCATCTACGCCGAAGACGGCCGCCTCGACGCCACGTTCGGCGCCATCCCTCGTATTGTACCGGTTGAAAACCGCGTACTCCCGTACCTACCCGAGACGGTGACAATGCCGGGCCGTGGTATGACCATGTCTACGTTTGCGTGGGTCACACCGAATGGGTCCCAGCTCATGGGTGAAGTCGGGTCTCGCCCGCTACTGATCCCGACCGCAATCGACACCTTCGGCTGTATCGCTACCGGAGTCTGATCCGTGGCTAAGCGTCGAAAGAAAACCGAGGCCGCCGAAGAGGCGGCCCCGGTAGTCGAGGTCAAGGCCGAGGTCAAGGCCGAGGTCAAGCCGCCCGAGAGCCACCAGGTGGCCGACGGGAAGGCGCTCACAAGCCGACGCGGTATCCTCGGCCCGGGCGCCCGGATCGAAGCGTCCGATCTCACCGGGGGAAAGGAAGCCTTCGAAGGTTTCCTTAATTCCGGGCACATCGTCCCGGTTAAGTGATTGACCGGGCTACGCGCCCTTGCCGAGTCTGACCTCGGTGGAATACTCGAGGACAGCCTGACCGGGTTCGGGTGGCCGATAACGGTCACCAACCCGGCGGGCACGTCCGCCGAGCTTACGGGGTTCAGTGATGATATATCCCAGGTCATCGACCCGGACACGGGTCAAGCGGTAAGCGGCCGCCTCGCGTCGGTCGCCGTTCGTATCGGACACCTGACCGACAACGGTCTCAGCATACCCCGAGGTGTGGCCGACTCCACGAGCAAACCTTGGGTCGTTTCGTTTGACGACGTAAACGGCAACGCGCACACGTTCAAGGTCGCCGAATCGAACCCCGACCGGGCCCTCGGCCTTGTCGTTTGCATACTCGAGGCGTATACGCCGTGACGCTCGAGCTAATCGACAAAGAGGACACGTTCGAGGTCGTCCGCGACCAGATCGGGGCGATACTGGCGACGGAGTCCGCTAATCAGCGATCGCTTGCGACCGCCGCCGGGAAAGACCCCGAGCTCTGGAAGCTCCGCGTCTATCTCGAGCGAGCCAACCCGTGGGAGGCATTCAGGGACATGGTCGATACGTCCCCGATCGTAAACGTGTGGTTTGACGCGGCGAGCTATCCGATGGGGCACGGTAACACCGTCGAGCGCCAGAAGTCGGAGGCGCGATACAACATCGATGTGTATGCATACGGGCAGAGCGCCGACGACGGCGCGACAGGCCACATACCGGGAGACGAGGCCGCAGCGCGCAGCCTGGCGCGGGCGATACGCCTTGCCCGCAATATCCTTATGGCCGCCGAGAACACCTATCTACAGCTCCCTCGTGGGACAGTGTGGCGGAGGTGGCCGCAGTCTATTTCTACGTTTCAACCGCAGCTCGGAGAGCAACCGGTCGAGAATATCATAGCCGGGCGCATAACGCTCGAGGTGCAGTTTTCGGAGTTTTCGCCGCAGGTTGAAGGCGATGAAATTGAGTTAATATCTATTGACGTAAACCGAGCCCGCGACGGGATGCTAGTCGCGGAGGCGGATTATGAGTTCCCCTTATAAGACAAGGACCTAAAAGATGGCGATAAGCACAGCAGTGGACGCGACGGCGGTCGCCCGAGTCCTCGGGATCAAGACCGTATTCAAAGACCTACGAGGCGGCCAAGCGCTGATCCTCCCGCAGCGTATCGCGGTCATCGGGCAGGGCTCGACCGCGTCCACGTATGCCACCACGAAGCGGCAGGTTTTTAGCGAAAGCGAGGCCGGGACGCTCTACGGGTTCGGCTCACCTATCCACCAGGCAATCCGCCAGCTACTACCTGCCAACGGCGACGGCGTCGGAACGATCCCCGTCACCGTTTATCCGCTCGAGGACGACGGGTCCGGCGTGGCGGCGGCAGGCGACATTACGCCGAGCGGCACTCAGACCGAGGCCGCGAGCTACATCGTCCGCGTGAACAACATCGACTCGGAGCAGTTCGTAATTAACGCGGGCGACAGCATCGCGACGATCTCGACAGCGATGGCGGCAGCCATAAACGCGGTCCTCGAGATGCCCGTCACCGCCTCGGATGACACGGTAAACGTCGGGATTGTCTCGAAGTGGAAAGGGCTCACAGCCAACGACATCTACGTTGAGGTGATCGGCTCGACGACCGCCGGGACCTCTTTCGCAGTGACGCAGCCCGTCGGCGGGCTGGTGAATCCGGACGTCGACGACGCGCTCGATCAAGTCGGCGACGTGTGGGAGACTATGCTCCTGAATTGCATGGGTGCGACCGACACGGCCACGCTCGACAAGTTCTCGACATTCGGGGAGGGCCGCTGGGGCGCGCTGACGCGTAAGCCTTGCGTCGCGTTCTCAGGCACTACCGAGGCCACGCTCGCAACGGCTATCACCGTCCCAGACGCCCGCAAGACTGACCGGACCAACGTCCAGCTCGTCGCGCCCGGCTCGAACGACCTACCCGTCGTCGTGGCCGCCCGCCAGCTCGCCCGGATCGCCGCAGTGGCGAACAATAACCCCGCGATGGACTACGGCAGCCAGCAGGCGACCGGGCTCACCGCAGGAACCGACGCGCAGCAGTGGAACTACGCCCAGCGCGACACCGCCGTGAAGGCCGGGTCGTCGACGATTGAGGTCAAAGACGGAGTTGTGAACGTGTCTGACACCGTGACGTACTACCACCCGACCGGCGAGGCCGTGCCAGCGTACCGCTACGTTTGCGACATCGTCAAGCTGCAAAACATCATCTTTAACCTGAACTTGATCTTCGCGGTTCCCGAGTGGGACGGCGCGCCGCTTATCCCCGACGACCAACCGACCGTCAACCCGACCGCCAAGAAGCCGCGCATGGCCAAAGCCGAGGTGAATTCTCTCCTCGACAGCCTCGGTCTGAATGCTCTCATTAGCGACCCGAAAACCGCTAAGGGCATGACGCAGGCCGAGATTGACGCCGGGAATCCTAAGCGCTTGAACATCTCGATTACCGTTCAGCTCAGCGGGAACACCAACATTATTTCCGTCGACCTGAACTTCGGGTTTTATTTCGGGACCCCGGCGATAGTCGGCTAAACAGGAGAAGGATTATGCCAGCAGTAGGCGGAAGCATCGAGGAGATTACTATGGCCGGTCGACGGTTTGCCGTCGCGGCTGACGCGGAGAGCCAGCGCAAGCTAGGCGGGTTCGAGAACGAGGTCCAGGCGAACGGAGACGGAACCGCCCGGATCATAAAAACGCGCGTGCCGCTATCTATCGACGGGCTGACCGTCGAAGTGGCCGACGATCGCGGGGATCATGAGTTCCTTCAGGACCTATCGAACGCGCTCGATTATTTCGCGATCTCGATCACGTACGCGAGCGGCGTCACGTATGACGGGACGGCTATGTTGACCGGCGAGCTCCAGACGAGCTCGCAGGCGTCGACCGCGTCCGTTAGTCTTATGGGGCCTGGAGTCCTGACGAAGCAGTAAAGGGGGCCGACAGTTTGGCACGGTCGCCGGGGGGCCCGCCCTACCCCCACGACGGCGGCCGTGCTATTTTTCACGGGGTGATAGCATGGGTGATATGAAGCTGGACGCGGAGACCGCCGAGAGTGAATTCGGCCGATTTGTGGATGAGATGGACTTGGACCTCGAAGAGTCCGAGATGGACGCCGAGGACCTGGGCGCCTTCCGAAAGCAGAAGGGCCGTGTACTAAAAGCACTTCGCCGGGGTTCGCTTGTCATCGAGGACAACGGAGAGCCTACGTTCACGACGAGCGACGGGCAGACGATCACGTTGCATGAGCGGACCGGCGCGTCGCTGATGGCGATGGATGGGAGAAAGAAGGGCCACGACGTCGCCAAAATGTACGCCGTGCTCGCGGACATGTCGCGCAAGCCCGTAAGCACGTTCGCCAAGATGCGGGGGCGCGACATTAAGGTCCTGGAGGCGCTTTTTGCTTTTTTGTTGGATTAGTCCGCACTCCGCTCGTTCGGGGCGGCGCGGACGCAACGCTTCCGGGCGGCGCCCACAATTTCGACGTGGTATATGGCGAGATGCTTTTACAGATATGCCAGGACTACAACGCGCTCCCAGACCCGCGGACTATGACGGCGCGCGAGATCCGGTTTTACTATGAGGGGTGTAGGGCGTCGCTTCGACAGTCCACCTTGCCCCGGCCCACGAGGTGACATAATAGAGCTATGGCCGGACGTTTCTCAATTGACGCAGTTTTTCGCGCGGTGGACCGTATTACGGGTCCAGTGCGGAAGATGCAGACGAGGACGCAACGCTTCACCCGGTCGCTACAGGTCGGGCTACGGAAAGCGAGCTATCAGGTCAAGGGCCTGCGTGACGGAATGCGTGGGCTCACGACCACCGTCTCGATATTCGGGGCGGCAGTTGGCGCGGCCGGTGCGGACATAGTTAGCACCGGGGCCGGGTACGAGCAGGCGATTGTGAACGCGGCGTCCAAGTTCGGGATGTTTGACAAGCGCTCGGAGGGGTTCAGGTCGATCTCGGACGAGGCTAAGCGTATCGGAGCAACAACGGAATTCAGCGGGAAGCAGGCCGCCGAGGGGATGAACGCACTCGGTGAGGCGGGGTTCAGAGCCGACCAGGCCGTCGCGGCGCTCGTCGGTGTGACTGACCTCGCGACAATCGGGCAGCTGGAGCTCGGCGAGGCGACAACGATCGCCGTCAAGTCTCTGGGCGCGTTCGGCCTTCGGTCAAAGGACGCGGCCGTACAGGGGCGCAACCTAACGCGTGTTACTGACGTCATAGCGGCGACGACGACGGGCGCAGCGACGAACGTCGCCGGCATGTTCGAGGCGATAAAGGACGGCGCCCCGGTAATGACAGCGGCCGGGCAGTCGCTAGAGACCACGGCGACGCTCATCGGCGTCATGGCGAACGCAGCCGTTGACGGGACACGCGCGGGGACCGCGTTAAAAAATATCTCGATAGCACTCACCAAGACGAACAGTAACGAGTCTAAAATCCTACGCCGCCTTGGCGTCGATGTTACGGACTCGACCGGGAAGATACGGCAGTTCACCGACATTTTCGCGGACATGAGCGCCGCCATGGCTGGCCGTTCCGACGTTGAGCGGGTCAATATCATCCAAGGCCTGTTCGGTAAAATACCGTTTGCCGCAGCGCTCAACATCCTCAAGTCGACCACCGGCGAGATGCAGGGCCTCAACGCCGCTATAAACGACAGCGCGGGACTCACCCGGCGGATGGCGGGATTTCAGCGCGGGACGCTTTTAGCGGGCTGGAAGGGCCTCCTATCCGTCCTCGAGTCCGTCAAGATCCAGTCTACAGAGCTGGCCCAAGGGCCGCTGACTAAGATCGTCGACAAAATGACGCAGTGGGTCAGGGCGAACAAAGCGTGGATCGCGACGGGCATATCTAAGGCCCTCGGTTTTGTGGCTGATCACGCCGGGAAGATCGCGATAGGGTTCGGCGTCCTCGTCACGGCCACAAGCGCGCTTAGTGTCGCGCTTGGTATCCTGGCCGTAAAAATGGCACTTGTGACGCTCGCCGCGTCCCCGTGGATCCTGATATCGGCGTTCATCATTTCGGCGATGACATTGATCGGCGCCGCGGTTTACAAGGTCACGACGCACTGGAACGAGTTTTTAGCGGTCCTACTAGAGTTCGGAGCAGTTCAGGCGATGGTAGACCTTTGGGACGGCGCCGTCCGCATCTGGGACCGGGCCGTGGTGTCCGTGACTAAACTAGGCGAGGCCATAGACCAGACTATAGGCGTGGCGTTGAGAGACGCGTCGGAGACGATAGACGGCCTGTTAGGCGGGTTTAGCAAGCTCGGCGCGTCAATGGCGAATTCCAGTCTCGGACGGTTCCTCGGGCTGGGCGACGACGACAGCGCGCCGACGACCGAGCGGGCTCAGGTAGTGAGCAGCGCGTCGGCCACGGCGGGGCGTATCAATGAAACGCGCTCGAGCGCAGACGTGACGATCCGCGACGAGACCGGCAGGGCTACGATGGAGAATCAGAAGGGGCCGATGGCTGGCGTACGGCTACAGTACACGGGGGCGTTCCAATGACGTGGGTCGACCGGCTGAAAGAAGCCGCGTACACGTCGCCGAGCGGCGCCCGTGTGGTTTTCACGTATGAAAACGTCTCGAGCAGCATCGAGAAGAAAACGGCGGCGTTCGACTTCCCGGACGCCGACGGGACATACGTCCAGGACCTCGGACACACCGGGAGGCGCTACCCGCTCCGCGTTATATTCTGGGGCCCGGAGTACGACATAGCCGCCGCCGCGTTCGAGGCGTTGCTACTCGAGCGCGGGGCCGGTCGACTTGAGCACCCGCTCTACGGCGCTAAGACAGTCGTTCCGTTTGGCGAGATAAAGCGCCGGGACGACCTCAAGACCGCGTCTAACCAGGCCATTTTCGAGGTCACGTTTTTTGAGACGGTCGGGGTCGTGTACCCGACGCCACAAGACGACCCGGCGGCGGCTGTAACTGACGCCGTCGAGGCGTACAACGAGGCCGCAGCGGCGGAGTTCGACGACGCTACCGGCGGCGAGAGTGCGACAGGGCTCGCGGCCATAAAGAGCCAGTACACGCGATACCAGGACCGCACCCGCGCCACGCTTCGCGGTGTGGCTGACAAACAAGACAACATACGCCGGAAGTTCGACGCGGTGGACCAGTCGATCACGAATTCAATCGACACGCTAGTCCGGCAGCCGCTAACGCTGGCGCGACAAACCGAAGCACTCATACAGACCCCGGCCCGCTCGCTGGCCGCTATCGGCGACCGTTTGCAGGCATACAAGGCGCTTGCACGCAGCTTCACGGCTGGAGGTGGCGGGCAGGCCACAGCGGGGCAGGCCGCCGCCGCTGATTTCCGAGTCAAGGCGCTATACGCCGAGACGTCGGTCTCGGGCTCGGTCGTGTCGGCAGTGAACACCACGTTCTCGACGCGCCCCGATGCCATACTAGTGGCGGAGGAGGTCCTCGGACAGTTCGACGAGCTCGTCGCGTGGAGGGACGAGCAGTTCGATGACCTGGCGCTAATCGACACCGGCGCCGCTTACCAGCAACTACAGGAAGCCGTGTCTATCGTGGCAGGGTATCTGGTCGAGCTATCGTTCAGTTTGAAGCAGGAGAGGCGCATAATCCTAGATCGGGCTCGGGTCATGGTCGACCTGATGAGCGAACTCTATGGAACCATAGACCCCGAGCTCGATTTTTTCATAAACTCCAACTCCTTGACGGGGTCGGAGATGCTCGAACTACCGGCAGGCCGTGAGCTCGTATACTACGTCTAACGGGGACACGTTCGACACCGTAAGCCGTAGAGTGTACGGTGTTGAGACAGGGGCGTCTCAAATACGCGCAGCCAACCCGGGGGCGTCCGAGCCCTTCACAGCGGGCGTTCAACTATACGTCCCCGACGACCCAGAAGCCACACAGGGCGGGGCCTCGGCGTCGACTGGCCCGGACGATGTCTCGGTCAATATCTCTGGGACCCGGTTTCGGCACTGGACGGCGGTCAGTATAACGCGGGCGCTCGACAGTGTGGACTCTATAAGCCTCGCGGCCCCGTTCGAGCCGAACGCACCTGGTTTCCGCGACCGTTTTCGCCCGTTCTCGTATCAACCGCTTGCTGTAACGGTGGGCGGCGCTCCGCTCTTCACCGGGACCATGGTTGGGGTTCAGCCCGCAACCGGTGCGCGCGAGCGCACGGTCGAGGCCAGCGGATACAGCCGCCCAGGAGTCCTGGCGGATTGCACACCGCCCGCGAGCGGGCTCCCCTGGGAGTTCGACGACTCAGGGCTCGGGGTTATAGCTCGGGATATAGCGGCGCCGTTCGGTATCGGTGTGGATTTCCAGGCTGACGAGGGTCCCGCGTTCGACCGCGTCGCGTGCGACCCAGGCCGTGGCGCGATGGACTTCCTCGCGGGGCTGGCACGCCAACGGTCCCTTGTCATAGGCAGCACGGAGCGCGGGGCGCTTCGCGTGTCGCGGTCTATCTCGTCCGGCGTCCCTGTGGCGTCGCTTGCCGAGGGCTCCGGGCCCGTCATATCCGTAACGGCGGGATTCAGC